CCTGATTTTCGAGGGTTGGTTGAGACTTCTTCTTCTTTCTGTCAATTTTAGCTTGGAGTTCCTTTTTGGTGAGTTTGACGCGTTTACCTTTGACGTCCTTAGTCACCCTGAAGCCTAACTTTTTGACCCTTTCTTTGAGATCCATTTACTATGTACGAGAAAATTATTGATACCTGACACCAGCCCTTGTGGCGGCATCGTCAATCTCATCAACTACCTCCCACGCCCACATACATTCTTCGGTATTTGCATCGTGGTGTTCACAAATAGTGTGAGCAATGTCAAGAGCCTCATGAAGAATCATTTTTAGTCGCATCTGTCTCACTGAGAGTTTTTTTGGTTCATGAAGTGAGGGAGCTTCATACATCTGTTGGAGAGCTACACGTCTAATTTCATTTATTTTCAATTTGTTGTGAAATGCATCACTATGTTGAGCTCTACATTTCACAGTGGGTCTAACTCTTATCATTTACTAATACATATATTTAAAGCTTTAAAGCTTGTAACAAACATGGAATACATCTACGAAATAGATAATGTTATTTCAAAAGAAATGTGTGACACATTGATAAAACGTTTCCAGAACGACGACAGGAAAGGTCCGTCAATGACATATGGTGGTATACAACGAGATGTTAGAAAATCAACTACTCTACATTTTTCTGGATTAGACGACTGGAAGGACCTTGACAACGAAGTATTCAAAATTTTTACAAAGTGTATTAAGGAATATGGTGAGTATGTTAATAGTTATACATCGGGGTCAGATTGTGGCAGTATATTTGTAGATCTAGTTGACGAAGGGTATTTTATTCAAGAATATCGTTCAGGTGAATTCTACAAATGGCATGTAGATGACGGGAAAGTACTTGATGGAAGGCGTCGCAATATTACATGTCTACTGTACCTGAATACATTAGAGGAAGATCAAGGTGGTACTACCGATTTTTGGTGTGGTAAAAAAGTTAGACCGAAGCAAGGTAAAATGTTAATTTTTCCATCGTGTTGGACATATGTTCATAGAGGTGCACCAGTTAAGAATGGTGGTGTAAAATATGTATGCGGAACGTGGGGAGCTTAGAGATTACAACCAGGTATGTATTATGGAAGCTAGTATAGTAATAACAAAGGTGTTACTCCCACGTATTAGACAACTCGAACAGGAGGTTGCCGAATTAAGAAAGCAAACATGGCCTTATGTTCAGGCTCAAAAGGAGGATATGGGATTACGTGACCTAGAAGAAATTATTGATTTTTTTAAGGATTTGGATGACGAAACTATTTTGAAACTCATGAGAATGAAGAGGAAATTCTCAAGAAATCCAGCAGGGCTTCCAGCTAGAGAGATTGATATTGTCATGAACCTACGAAATAATTTTTGTTGACGTATAATAAATGGCTCTTCTATTAGGTCTGTTCTCAGCTGATCAAGAAAAAAATCCCGCAATAATTGACTTTGATGGTGTGGGGCCAGTTATGGAACCCATGTCTCTCACTGGTAATATCAGTTCTATATGTTGTGCGTTACTTGTAATTTACATGACAATGAAAAGCCCTGTAAAAACACCACCTGCACTCATGATGATGTGTTGCTGCTGCTTATCTTGTAGTTCATCTACATCTAAACTTGTAGATGACATGATGAACCGGTTTAGTGGAAAAAATCAATCGGGTCCATCACCTTAAAATTAGAAAAAGTCATCCGTTCTGTATAAGTTTACATTAAATGAACCAGTTTTACCAGTCACTGAGACTGATTCATTTCCATATAACTCCTGGCATCCAATGTCATCTATACAATCACGACCATCATGACTCACAGGGAGTGGGTATAAGTTTTCACCACCGGTCGTGGTGTAGTAGTGGTAGCGATCACGACGACCTCTAACCTCCTTACCGTAGAGGGGTAGGGTCTCATCACCTTCACCGATGAGGACACCCATCTGTTGCATATGACCAGGTTTGTACTGTTTGATAGGAGGCTCCCTAAACTCTGGGCTACGAGATCTCTCTTGACGTTCCATACGTCTAGGTGGAGGGGGCATCATGGGTACTCCCACTGGAACTTCAACCACTTTTGGATTTTGGTACATGTAGAGTACGACAAGTACAAGTATAACTAAAACACCCCATAGGATCTGTGTAGTTGTATTTGTTTTTGGTTTTGCCTTAATCTTCATCTTCATATTATACTTAAGGAAAATCTTTTACATAAAGACATGAAGATACTCGCCATAGATATTGGGTATCATAACATGGGTCTCGTTTTAGCTGATTGCGGTAAGAGTCCCGAGATTGATGTGAAGTATATAAAGAAGGTGAGTCTGGAAGATTATAAGCACTTACGTTCGAATGATATAGTTGACCTTGTTCCTCTTATGGTGGATGATCACAGGGAGATATTTGACGAGGCTGAAACAATACTCATAGAGAGACAACCACCTGGTGGTTTTACAAATATTGAAGTACTTTTGAATTACATGTTCAGAGATAAAGTTATATTAGTTTCACCTGTGAGCATGCACACGCATTTTGGTATGAGACATCTAAACTATGATGAACGAAAAGAGAGAACCACTAGTTTAGCTGAAAGATATACGAATATTGACATTCCATACGAGAGAAAGCATGACATAGCTGACGCCATATGTATGCTGATGTATCACAACTTCAAAATTTCTATTCACTTCTTTGATCAATTTAAATATTCATCTAAAGTAAATGCCAACAGTGAAACAGATTCAAAGTGCGCGTAAAAAATTGAAGTCTAGACCAAAACCAAAGGGAAATAGCCCCAAGATACCAACAGCCGCTTTACTTCGCATCATAAAAGCGGATCCTAAAGTAAGTCGTAATAAGGAGTTCATGAAGCGTGTTCATGAACTTACGAAGAAGAAGTAGACCTCTTCTTCTTCTTCTTCTGTTCTCCCAAAATCTCTAGGGAATTAACCACCTTTTCTAGAATCTGGGTCATAGTACAAGAGCCACCGTCCCTATACTTTCTAAGCTGATCAATATTGTACTCCAAAGAGTTCTTCTCGTTATTGATCTGCTCAGTGAGAATATTAATACGTTCCCTTGTTTCCTTAATGATCTCATCAAGTTCATTTTTCTCAGATGCAAATTCTACGTCCAGCTTACCGATCATATCTTCCAGGTTAGAATGCTGTTTTGTAAGTAGTTCCTTCTTTACCGAAGACTTCGCCCCCGTGATACGTCTATAAATTTCATCCATCTCTTTCTCAATGAGATCAAGGGATTTGATATAGTTTGACTCTACCATTTTCCTATGAGTCTCTAAATGTTCAAGATTGACTGTATGTTGCTTGAGTTCGTAATGAGAGTTACTCATGAGTTTCTAATTGTTATTAGAATAAAATCTTTATATCACTTCGGAACTTTCCCAGCCATAAGATCTTTGAAATCATCAATAAACATATCAAATCTTCCAAGGCGATATTGTACCAAACCCCATAACATGAAGAATACAGTCTTTGTAAGATTATTTACATCGTTGTCTTCCATTTTATAAACAGGAGACACGACTCTGTGCATAAATGTTTCCTCCTTCTGTTGACCAGTCATGTACATTTCAGCTTGTGTAAGTGCACAAGTATCATCATTTACAGACCAGTGATAAAATAGAAAGGGTATGAGTATAGAGTAAAATTCTAGATTACGTTTATCATTAGTGAAGGGAATCACGAGGATAGCAATAAGAAAAACGAGATGGATCCAAAATATTATGTTCATCTATTATAAGATGAGCGAAGAAAATTTTGCCAGTATGTCTACATCAGCTCTTAGGGAAAAAGAACTCGAAATGAGAGAAAAAAGTTGGAATGATCAACATGAAACTATACTACGTCAATGGGGTGAGGCTTCTGGGTGTTATAGATATATGAATCATAGGGCATATCTGATGTATAAAACACTTTCTATGCGTTTCACTTTGCCTGTAATTGTTCTCTCAACCATAACTGGTACAGCGAACTTTGCTCAAGATCAATTTCCGGAATCAATACAGTCTTCTGTGCCGGCTATAATTGGTGGTCTTAACTTAGTAGCTGGTCTCATCGCAACGATTATGCAGTTCCTAAAGATTAATGAATTAATGGAAAATCACAAGACAGCGGCATTGTCTTATGGTCTCCTGTCTCGGAATATTCGTTTAACATTGGCTTTATCTAGACGTGAGCGTAGCGCGGACGGTTTAGATTTTGTAAATACATGTAAAGCTGAATATGATCGTCTCATTGAACAGTCACCATCCGTTCCATCAAGTATTCTTAATCAGTTTGACAAAGAGTATCCATTGGACAATGCATTCACTAAACCAGAGATCCTTAATGTCCGAGCCATACCAAAATTGAAAATTGCGAACGTGACAGAATCTATCACCAAAGGTGGACCATTTAGTAAATGGGGTGAATTGATCAAATCTAAAAGTGAGTATAATGAAAAAACTAAACTTTTAGAAGAGATGGAATCTGAAGGAAGTGAAGAGGAAGAAGAAGAAGAAGAAGACGCTAAATCTGCAGTGTCTGAAGAAGAGATAGACGTTGAGCAAGGTACACCAAAAGAATGAGTACAGCGATATTAGTTAAAGCTGCACATAATGCATATGGTAAAATTTTCCTTTTTAAAGGTTTTACGATACGTTCTTGTAGTGCGTCATTTTCTAGCACCAAATCTATGGCTTGATTAGTAAGGTCATCAATGGACTCCTTCATTAAAATAGTTGAACAAAAAAAAGAAGAGCCTGTTGCCACACTTCATACAAAAGAAATTGACTTACTGAAGAAGTACATTAGTCAGAGAAAGAATGTGTTCATATGTGGTTCATCTGGTTGTGGAAAGACGTTTGTGCTGAAATCTGTACTAAATGATGGCAATAGTGTGGAGATAGAGAAGGATCATCTAAAGACCAAATCACCATTCCTTGCGTTCATCAAAACAGCACCCAAACATGCGTATATTGAAGATTATGATTCTGAATACAGGAGTCTAGTAGAGAATGTATCCGATGGTGATCGTGTATCACGTGGATCCCTCGTGGTTACATCTACGAACATGTGTATGTTTCCAAACTTTGAAACAATATTTATACCTAGACACAAACCCGAAAAACTGTTAACTCTAACAGATGATAGATCATCACTCGCTGAGAGTGCTGCGTTCAGATGTAATGGAAATGTCAGAGACTTCTTCTCGTACATGGAAGGATCTGATGAAAAAGATGTTTTCAAAACACCAAAGGAGTATATTAAGGATATTTTAAGTGACCCAAATCCTATAGGTATTCCCGACTCGATCCATGAACATGGACATATTTGGGACATTTTTCAGGAAAATTACTTGGACTCTAAAGGTGTAGATGTCACAACCACAGCGAACGCATTTTCCGATGCAGATATCTACGATACAAAAATGTATAATACCGGTGAGTGGAATCTCATGCCATATTTTGTCCTACATGCTTTAGTGATTCCTAAATCAAAACAGGGTCAGGTACTAGAAAGAGATAAAATTAGACCTGGAAGTTGTTGGACAAAGTACGGAAATTTTAAGATGCGAAATCAAAAGTACAAAGAGATTCAAAAGAGATATGGTCACAATCTACATATAGAAGATCTTTGTCTTATAAAGAAATACGCGGAAAATGGATACTTACAGCCTATGTTAGATTATGGTTTA